TTGACCATACCTGTGCGGTCTAGCCGTTCCATCTCTTTTTCTTCATCTTCTTTCTCATCATAATGATATGGTCTTGATTCCATATCTTTATCATCGCCAGTGGCTTCCATTTCTGCCATAGGCTTGGCAAAGGTTATGATGTAAGCATCCTCAGTTTCCTCAACATTTTGGATGTGTCGCTGTGTAATATCTTCCATGTCTCTTTCCTTCGTTGACAGGGGATGACCTAATGGTAGCAAATCTGTGTCATGTTTTCCACCTTGAAAACGCCCGTTACGTAATGCAAAAAGATAGCTATTAACTCTTGCCATTGCCCACTGAGAACTGCTTGTAACATTAGGTCTAACGCTACCTGGTGAGCCAAAATATGCACCAACTCCTCTTTCGTAAACAGCCGCTAAAGTTCTTGCATTAGTTCTTTTGGATGCAATGTCGCCATATTCTTCATTATGCTCATCTGCTTTTTTACGTAATGCCTTTTGCACTTTTTCTGATAGATCGGATAAAGCCCTGTCATCGTCTTGCTGTGCTTGACTTGCTGAACCATACTCATCTTGTTCAATCTTTTTAATCAACTCTAAGACAACATCTTTCATGCCACGTTCTCCTAAAGTGCCAATCACTCCCCACTTCATCAATGCGACAACACCTGCAATATTTGACTTATTAGGCTCTAAGTCACCATCTTTAAATTGCTTGCCATCCTGAAAATGTCTTGCCGCCCAAGCCTCACGCTCTTTTATCCAATCTAATACGCCCTCTGTCTCAACGCCATCCCTAGCTTTTGTCCAAAACTCAAATGCTTCATTGCCTCTAATGTTGCCACCTAAACGCCAAACCTCATTATTGTTCTCTTTAACCGACAGGGCAAAGTCATAATCAAATTGTGGATAGTTACTATTCCGCAGACTAATTTTTTTATCATCACCTTTTTTAGGAAAATCAGTCGCCATTTTCAAATCCGTCAACATCCGCTTCAGTTGGTAATTTTGCACCAAACGGCTCAAAAGCCATTTTTAGACCATATCGTTCAGCCATTTCCTTGTCTGATTGTATCTGACTGAAAACATCTTCAACATCACGACCATAGTTAGCGGCGACATCTGATAAACTTACCATGCCATTATTTACCGCTTGAATGTTTGCGTTTATTTCTCTCTGGGGGTCAACCCATGCAAAACCGCGACCACGAAAAACAACATTTTCAGCAAACTTGTCGAACTTGTTGATTGGCAAAGGAATATCACCAGCAACCATCGCGTTTTCTAACCAGGCTCTAAACACTGGCTCACAAAAATGCTCAATCAAAAAAGATTGTATCATTTTATAATGGTCGCGCTCTTCAATCGTTCCCTGCCGTATTGAAGAATAACTAACACCAGTTAAATCGTTAGATAGGCTTGTATAGCTAACATTCAAACCAGAGGCTATGCCGCGCAGGATGGCAGTCTGAAACCCCTCGAACGTAGTGGTCGGATGATTAGGATCTATTAGTTTTAAGTCTTGACCTTCTGGCAACTGGAATATGCTGGCTGGCTCAAAGTCGACAACAGGCATATCGCTTTCAGTTTCATCATCCCCGACAAAATCTTCCCCAGTCGGAGATGTTAAAACAGCAAATTTAGATGCCGCCGCCCTTGCTGCGACCAGGCTTGCTTCTGCAAAGCCATCTAACATCTTCAGCCCTGTGATTGCTGGTGACATAAACGGCTCACCCCTCGTTTGGTGTGTCCTAGCTGGCATAAATAAATGAATCATCTCATCAGCAGGAACACGAACATGTTCCCTGTTTTTCGGCGTGGTAAAAAAGCTATCATTTGGGTGACTTGTCAAAACGTAATATGCCACTGGTCTATGAAACTCGTCTAACTCCACACCCATCCTTATTTCATTATTGTTGCTTTCATTGCGTCCGTTTTTTTGGTCATCAACTAAATCAGCCTCGATGAACTGCAACGTAAAATTATTATTAAATTTTCTGTTTCTTATTTTTTTGACAAATACCTCACCATCTCTAGCAAGAGTTTCTGCTGTTACTCTTTGGCAGTCTAACCAACTTAGCCTTCCTGTTACATCAGCGTTACCAACCCTGCCCCAAGACCTAAATGCATTCTCAATTATTGCATTGCCAGCCGCGTCTAATGTCCTATCATCGTTTCTAGCCCTTACTTGAGTGTTAAAACCTTTTTCACCAACGACGTTTGTTTTTATGAGGTTTAAAAAACGCTTTGCATATTCATTATTTCTAGCTAAGTCTCTGCTTCTGTTTCTAAGGATTGGCAATGAGTTTTTAAGTTCACTGTCAGCAGAAAAACTACTAGCTACAAAATCACCAAAAAGGCGACCGCTATTCGCCCCTCCATACGAGCGATATAATTTTTTATATCTTGATTGTTTTGGTTTTTCAGAACGGCTCATAAAATCTAAAATGCCCATCTCTAAAACCTTCCCAGAATAGTTGCTTTAGTTTTTCTGCCATGAGTTATCTGTTCTTTTCTTCTTATTTCGTTAACTTCACGCCTGTAGTAATCACGCCATTGTAACAACTCATCGATGGCTAGTTTTGTTAGTGACCTGCCTTGTATTGAGTAGCTTGATACATCACTATCTGCCTTGCCCTCTAGTATGCTTTCTATTTTGCCAAGCATTATTTCCGAATGGTGTCGCGGGTCAACATTGTTGTCATAATCAGTGGCGACCTTTAAGACACCTCTATCAACAACGATGCGCTGATTATCACTATCACGTTCAATCTCTAACTGATAATGGTAATCCCCCACTGTATAATTTGCGCTTGTTGCAGAGGCAACCGAAAATAAATAATCATCATCTGATGCGCTTGCTGTAATTGTAAACTCTGTGTTTGAGCCAGTTGATATTCTGGCAATAAACTTCATCGTAAATAAACTATTATCGTAGTCCCCAGAAAACTCAGTTATTTTAAACTGAATAAAGTCACCGACAAAAATTTCTTCTGGAACACCTACTGGTGCATTTGCGGCATCAAATAAATTAGGCACTCTTAGCACCCCCTATAATAAAGTTTACCGCCAGCCCTGCACAAAATTAGACTG